AGTAATATTTTAAACTTTCCGTTCGCCGTTACTATTCCTTCGAGTGCGATATTGACAGCCTTTATTAATACGGAAGTTCCTTCGTCTGAATCTGCTTTCAATTCTACTGATGCAATTTCTCCATTTGAAGTGACTTTTAAAATTACTTGCCCTGCCAACACGTCAATCTCGCCTGTTAATTGCGTATCTAAATCAGATACCGTAACACTTACCTCTTCAACCGATTTCTTTAGTATTGCTGTTTTCCCTAGTAATTGGATGATTTCGCTATTAACCCCGAAGTTTTGTGTTAACTCTTCATTACCAGTTGCCGAATAGGTATCTCTTAGCGCCTGTATGCCAGATAGAGTACGTTTAAATATAAACCCGATTATTATATCATCCGTATATAATTTTGCGTAATCTCCAACCTCTACATATGGTAATCCAATAAGGTTAGCTTCATATGGCCGATATCCTCGGTTTTTAATGTTTGTGAATGTATTGCTTGCGATAATTTCTAACTCAGCCGCACTTTTACCATATATTAAAAAATTACCTTCGATAACATAAGCATTTGTTCCACTACCTACAATTGCCCCGATATCGTTCTCTTCTTGTCGTATCTGCAACTTGTCAATTGCCTTGACCGTATATTCCTCGTAATGGACATCTTGATATTGCGACTTCTCGATATATTCGTTATAAGGTTCTGCCATCGGGTAATCCATTTGAGGATAATCTTCCTGTGGATAATCCCAAAATTGTTCACCCAAGACGATATGCTGAAACTCTCCGATACGGCTTATATTGCCGAATGCGCCGTTTATTTCTTCACACCTAAAGATTACGTCTCTAGCATTTAAAACGGATGGCTCAATGGTCTTTAGCACGGTCATGCCATCGTTCGGTAGAGCCTTTACCTCTTCCGTGATGCCAATGTGTGATAATAGACTTGATCTGAATTCTGATAATGGTAATGGGAACATTAACGAGTTATACCAATCAGAAACATCAACGTCAAAATCGAGCATCTGATCGTATGCGACTATATCCTTGAAACGGAGATCATTTTGTTTCTTGCATGAATTAACCTTGAATACTCCTAAAGGTAATTCGTACTCGCCTATTATTTGTTTAGCTGTAAATGTCTCACCTTTTAAATCCTGTGCAATATCGTAAACAGTAAATTTGATTTCTGCTGCTTCACATGACCCGAAAGATATATCTTCATTAGATGTTATGCTTTCAATTAAAGAAAACGATTCCGCCACGATGTTTCCCTCTGTTATCAATAAATCAATAGATGGGAAATATATCTCTATGTATTTTTTTATTCCGCTTTGCTTATATAGTTCTTTATGTTCATCACTTATATTTAACAATATATCCCCTCCGTTACCGTTCTTTGAAACTTAAGGACAATTGTGAATACATTAAAGCACCAACTCTCAAATCACGAAATGGCGCTCCTTTTTTAGTAGCTTTAAATTCCCTTGTTTCATATGTTCCGCTTTTTGCATCTGGATATGTTATGGTGACGTATCTCGATTGATTTATTAATTGCAGAATTGTTGATACTTCTTCTTTTTTTGGATCCGTCCAATCGTAGTTGATTGTGACTTTTTGTGCCAATACTTCGGAGTATTCTCTTCCATCTGCCATTGTTACCGCTCCCACTTCTATGTCTTCTGTATCCCAACTAAAAGAAGTGGGAGTTCGTACATCAACACCATTGAATTTATGCAACATAATCACCTCACGATATAGCTGTTTTTGTCGTGTACCCCAATCTTTTTCCTTCGTTCTTTTCGGCTCTTTTGTATGATTTATAAACTACGTCATCACCGAAATATATAATATTCTCAATTGTTGGAGCATCGCTAGATTGTTGGTTTATTAATAAAGGCGCGATTGCTTCGTTTATTCCTTTACTTATCATTGCATTTAAGTCATTCAGAGGAGCAACTACTTCCGGACTAGATGCATCGCCTACCCCTTTTAATCCGTATGGTGTATTAAATAAAGTAGGCTTGCTGAAAATACCACCCTTTGCGTACCATTCAACTCCAACCTTGGGTAGTCCTTTAGCCGCCCAATCCAATGGGTTCATGGTTCCGCTAAAACTAAAATGTGGCATCTTTAATTTTGGGAACTCCCAATCGAAGTCAAGAAAGTCCTTTATACCGTCAATAGCATCTTCAATAGTATCTTTAATACCTTGAAACTTTAATTTAATTGAGTCGTACAAATCAGATACAGTGTCCTTTATTGCGTTGAATTTATCAATTCCGTTTTGAACGAATTCGACTATCTTTTCAAATACAGTTTTAATGGCATCTTTCATTATAGGGAAGTTAATTCCGATCCATTCAACGAGTGTTTTAATAATGGGAAGGAGATACTTTTTAAATGCATCTATCGCCGTCCCTACAACCGCCACGACGGCATCAAATACAGTTTTCATTACACTTTGAATCAATGGCCAATTATCTTGTACCCATTTTAGTATTGATTTTATTATTGGCAATAAATTTTCTTTAAATGCATCGTATGCCTTACCCACAACTTTTACTATCGCATCGAATACCGTTTTTATCGTTGTTTTGATAGTAGGCATATTAGCAATTAGCCAATCGGCAAATGTTTGCAGAATAGGGATTAGCGACGTACCAATCGAAGTAAATACTCCTGTACCTGCCGTTGTTAATTGATCCAAAGTATCGCCGAATTGTTCACCGCTTGCTACTGCTTCATTCGACATTACACCGCCAAGGTCAACCGCTTTTTGTTTTAATGCTTCAATCCCAGTTCCACCTTCGTTAAGCAATGGAGTTAAATCTGAATAAGACTTTCCGAATATATCATTTGCCAACGCATTTCTTTCAGTTTCGTCAGACATTCCTGCGAGTTTTGTCATTGTAACATCAAATGCTTCACTCGAAGTCCCAATATTTGCAATGTCTACCCCTAATTTTGCGTAGGCTTCTGACATTCCTTCTGACCCACTTTTTGCATCTGTAAATGATTTTTGTGATTTTATCATCGCGCTTTCAAGTGTCTCCGTACTCATACCACACTGTTCTGCTGCAAAACTCCATTTCTGGTATTCTTCCGCGGTCGTCCCTGCTCTGTCTGCTGAGTCCTGAATTGCTCCAGTTGTTTCGACTATCTTTCCAGTCATAGCAACTAATGCCGCTCCTGCCGCTACTCCTGCACCTGCAATTCCTATTCCAATTTTGCCGCCAGTAGTAGATAGTTTGCTTAGCTTTCCTTCTGCTTTAACACCTTCTTTATCTATATCTTTAAGCGATTTTACCGCGCTCGCATCATCGATAAGCACTGTGCCAAATAATTTAAATAATTCCGTATGTCATTCCTCCTTTCTGAATTTATTTTCTATTTCAATTAGTTCCATCATTATTTCTTCTTCGCTTCTTGTGTCAGTGATGATTTGCTTCGGCCTTATGTCTTCCCAATATTCGTTGAATGTTTTATAATTATCTTTATTCATGCGTGGTTTATCTGATATATAAAGTCTAAAAGCATATTCTTTTGTTTCTTCTTCTTGCGCTTTCAGTATCAATTTTATAGCTTTTTTAAATGGGAGTTTCAAAACATACTCCATGTTTCCGTATCGTTTAAGCAGCAAATCCTCGGTATCTGTCTGATCTAGATTGCTGCTTGCTTTAAAAAATCTTCTGCACCCTCATGTTCGAATAACTCAATAAAGAAATCTTTGATTTGTGCAACCTTGAATTTGCTTACTTCCTCCATTGGAAGGCCTGTCATATTGCAGATAAATTGCTTAACTTCTTTTTTTGCTTTAAATAAATTACGGGCCATCTTTGCTATAACATCAATTCCCAACCCAACTGCCACTTCTTTACCCAATGCCGTAGCATCATTTTTACTTTCTAGTTTCGCGGATTGGATTGTCTTAGTAATCTTGCTAACGTCTGCTTCGATTCCCATCTTATCTATAATTTCAGATATCAAAAATACATCGTCTAAATCAAAATCTTTTATTATCATATTGTCCTCCATAAATAAAAAGAGGATGGAATTTAATCCACCCTCGTATTAATTGTTATATTGCAAAAACTACATTCCACGGTGGAGTATCTCTTGTTGCCTCATCGTAATGTGCCGTAAAACCAATCTTCGGTACTACTTCGCTTTTGTCTTCAAGTTTCCATTCTAGGTTGTCCAGATTTAAAGCGTTTTCTACAGTGATCGTCACCGCTTTCCCATCTTTCGTCTTTCCTACCCATTTAACATCTGAATAATCTCCTTCGACAATCGTGAGAGTAGATGTTAATACTCCGCTCGTAACACTCATGCCTGGGTAATATTTTGTCATGTCTGCAGCCGTGAATAATTCGAGCGCGTTTACTTCTAATTTAGCTGTTTCCGTATCAATTTCGACTCTCCCCTTTACAGGGCCCCTGTCCCCATCGGCTTCGATATTTCTGTATTTTCTCTCAACGACAAAGGCGCTTCCTCCCCTTGTCAAGCCAATAGGTATTGCTCCTACTGACACAACTCCCATACCTAATAATATCTTTTCTGCTGTGGCCATGTTCTACCTTCTTTCTATTTGAAATATGCCCTGATGTTGTATCTTAAATTGATTATTTGCGTAGATACTAATTCTTCGCCAGTTACATATTGTCTTTGTTCCCTATCGAACTGTAGATTCAACTTGGTTGTATTGATTACTGTCAAATTCAATCCATTGTCAATCGTGTCTGCCAAATCCTCTATCACTCTAACACTTTTATTAACGTCCTCGTATATGTCGATATTAAGATATAAATCTTCACTAGGGTATGAATTTACCGTGCCGTCAATTCGATACACCACGTAAGGAAATACAGGCGATTGAATAGGTTTGTTTCGATATACTCTTGAGTGTTTTGTTGATAAATATAGTAACGTTTCATCTGCTATCGCATTAATATTCATTCAATCACTCCTTTTGTATTTCGTTAAGCGCGGTTGCAATTAAATCTTGTATAATTTGTGCGTTTTTTATTACTACCGGCTTAATTGGGTCAGCTTCTGCCCCAGTAATCATTGCTCCAACTATACCAGGTATCGACATTTTAAAGCCAATCTGTAAATCATTCTCTTGTTTTCTCGCCCAATATCCTAAAGTCTTTGTTAGTATCTTTTTCCTTTGATGAAATTGGGACTTCATTGTAGTAGCTTTCATTTCTCTGACTATGTTTTTCCCTATCTCGTTCATGACCCTATATGGTTTTTCGTGGATTTTTTCAATTACTTTTTCAAGGTTAGACTCAAATGTGAATGGATCCTTCTTTGCTTTAGGCATTAAACTTCACTCCCAACATAAGTAGTACAAACAAGTTCTCTCATGCCCCCTCGCTTTGGTGCGCGTATGATTGTGTATACCTTACCTTTAAACCTCACGTATTCCTCGTTCGAGAATTCGAAGTTGTTAATTTCGAATGTTAACTCTGGTTTTAGCCCTGCCGAAGCGCCTTGATAGAATTCAGAACGGTTATCATCTAATTGATTGGATAACCTAAATTCCCATGTCATTGATTTAATAACTTCTCCATCTAAAATAGTTTCAATGAGATTTCCTAATTCGATTTCATCGTTAAACACTTGTATCACCGCCCGAATGTATCATTAAGTTGTGCAATCTCCATTGCAAATGCCTTGGCATTACTGGGTTATCGCGATTGGAATATCGGTATTCTGCGTAATCAGCAATAAACATCGCGTGAGACTTATCGGTAAAATCAATTAAGATACCTTGGCTGTTGCTTAATTCCTGTACGATGCCCTCAATAATGGCGGTCAAGTAGATATCTCTAGTTGTAGTAGAAATTCCCAGTCTCGCCTTTACGAGTATTAATATTTCAGTGATCATTATTTATCACCCTTTCCCTCGATTACCGCTCTACCTATGCTGTTCTTCGCACTAATTAATTTCATTATACGCTCGTCAGATATCTTTCTTTTTGCGAAAGGAAAAACGTCCCCGACAGCATAAATTCTACCATCGGGGAAATCTTTAGTTTTATCTTGGGTATCAGCAAATGCTTCTATTACTTTGTAAGCCATGGATTATCCTCCTATACCGCTGCTGTGTATGTAATGTAGAAACCTGCATCGGTATCAACTTTCTTAGCATCAAATCGAACGAATGAAGCAAGCAACTGACCATAAATATCATTATCAACCCATTTAATAGATGCTTGGCTACGGTCGAATAATGTAGCAAATGCTTTCGGATCACCAATAAATCCTTTTTTATCTCCTACGGTTGTTGCAATAACAACATCGTCAAGCACGATAACTTCGTATCCAAATAACTTTTTACCGGATGCAACTGTAACATCGTCCTGTAATAGATATCTTTCGTTTCCGTCTTTCGTAGTATCTAATTCGTTGAATAGTGATGCAGATAAAATTGCTTTTGGTGTATAAATTCTTTTTAAGCTTACATTAAATACACCTTTTAATCCATCAAATCCAACAACCGCTTTCGCCGTAGCTGTTTTTAGGATGGTTGCGATTGCAAAATTCTTTGTAGTTAATTCCTGTTCTTTGATTTCATCTGCGATTAAACCAGTTACATCATAATCAGCATCATCAATAGCTTCTTGCGCGATTGGGATATAACCTCTATATGTGGAAATATCATAAGCCACTTCCGTGATCACTGGTTTTGATAACTCTGGGTTAATCAGTAATTCTGCAACAGAAATCATTTTGCTTCCCGATTTTTTAATTACTGGATATTTTCCTGCTCCACTTGTTACTTTCGCAACATTGACAAGCTTTGATAAGTCAACTATATCTGATGGAGTTTCTTGCGGTTTCAACAATTCAATAGGAATTAATGCGCCACCCTCTACAGATGTAAATCCTGCTCTAACTGTCCCTTTGCTTCTTACATAACCTTTAATTGCTTCGCGTACTTCTAATTTCTCGCCCATGTTTCTCTCGCCCTCTACTTTCATTATTGGTGTTTTTGTATTCGCTTCTTCTAGAGATGCTTCTAACGTTGCAATCTCTTCTTCTAGTGCTGTTTTTTCAGCTAACTTAGTGTCAAGTTCAGCCTGCAATTCATCAACACTAACTTCAACTGCTGTCAAATCCTCTTCTGTTCCTATTCCATCGATAGCGTTCGTCATCTCCTCTGAACGAATATTAAGTCCATCAATGACTTTGTTTAACTCTCCTAATGCAGATCTTTTTAAATTTAATTTTGCTCCTGTAACAATTGGATTAGCCATTTTTATTTATCCTCTCTCTTAGTAACTGTTTTTTAATTTCTAATTTCTCTCGTTTAAAAGCTTCAATATCTTGCTTTCTCGCCGATATCTCTGTTTGTGTATATTGGGGGAATACACAGGGAGATACTTCGTGAACATCTATTTCACGCATGATGAATTTAGTCCCACCGCCTTCTCGTTTTACCTTGTCTTGCTTCAAAGGGTAAAAACCAAAGGAACACCCAGGAACATCACCTCGCTTTACTCTTGCGTAAGCGCCCATTGCATCGGGATCATCTCTGTTTATTTCAATAGAACCCTTCAACCCAATTTCATCGGATATCAATGTCAATGTGTTATTCTCTGTTCTGCCAAGCACTAGATTTGTATCATGATTAAATAGAGCTCTTATATCATTTTCTTTCAAACTTCTAACTACGGATTGTGGGTCTATCTCTTCATATACATCATCGAATAGATTTGTTTCCACTCCGTACTTGATAAAATATCCCTCTATAAATAGTTTGTCTTCAATTTCCTCTGCTCTAAATTGACTTGCTAGGAACGATGTCCTTTTCTCCATCTTCTATACCTCCTTTCAATTTATTTTGGTTACCTAGTTGAGCCTGTGGAATGTAGTTTTCTAATACGATCAGTTCTTCCATTTCATCATCCGGATCTAATCCTACCCAATCCCTTAACTCATTCCTGCGCATTGCATTAATCTTAGCCATTGCACCGCCTGCGTTTACCAATTCTGTTAAGTTATACGAATAAAGACTTCTAGGGTTTAATTTAAAATACATGCTTGGGCTTGTTAAGATATCCCTTGTCAGTGTTTGCGATATTACATTTGCAATTGACATAATCCTGGTATTAATGAAATTGTTATATTCATCTTTATTGAAGTCACCGACACCCATAAAAAAGGCAGGAACCTGTAAAAGTCCTGCTACTGTTTTTTTATCTAATTCAACCGACTCATTGATTGCAATATCTGTTAAGGATAAAGGCTTCACTTGTTCAATTTCCAACATCTCCGCGGGTATAATCCAAGGCATTCCTGCTTTACTCGATTGTAGATACTTGTTGAACACTCCTTCTCTACCTTCTTCACTTGCCAATTCAGCGGTCAAAGAGTCCACCTTTACAATTAAGCTAGGCATATACTTGCCACTCATAAAACTGTTCTTAGTGGCCGTTGCTTGACTTAAGTTCTTGGTGATATCTTTAAGTGATATGCGATACCCTGTACCTTTGTACGGATAATTAGGGTCGGGGTTAATTACAAAATGAATTACTTCATCGGGATCATACTTTACTCCGTTGTAATTTATAACATATCCGTCTTTTGTATCCTCGTATCCTACCCCTTGCATCGCGAACGGAGTTAAATCTTTTATCAATCCTGTTCGCATGTCCATAGAGATATGATTGATTGCGTTCCCATCCCCATATAACAATAAGTCTGCTACTATTTTATACACCCACGATTTCCGTGTCATGTACCTGGATGGTTCAATATCAATCTTGCGTGATAATTCATTGATGACTCGCTTATCTCCTTTGGATGTATTGGACATTAAATGGATTGTCATATTAGATACTAAGTCCGCAATCTTATCTACCGCAATTTTAACTTCGGGATTATCTGCTAATCTTATGTATCCGTCCGGTACAATTTGGTCAAGTGTGGTTTTTAGTATCGCGTATTCTGTACTTGATATTGACCGCTTTATAAATCTATTAAATCTATCTAGTATCTTCGCTGTGATCACCCCCTTTCGCCTCGCCGTTTTTCCCTAACCACTTCGATGCCGAAGAGCCAC